CATGAGAGAGAGCATACTGATATTTACTCCTCATGCCGTCTGATAGTGCGGAAAAACGGTGCTGAAATTTATAACCGTACCGCGCTGGATAATACGCTGATTTACAGTGGCGTTATTGATATGTCTGCCGGTCACGGTCACATGACGCTGGAGTTTTCGGTGTCAGCATGGCTGGTAAATGGCTGGTATCCCACAGCAAGTATCAGCGATTTGCTGGTTGTTGTGATGAAGAAAGCCACTGCAGGCATCACGATTAGCTGAATTTTATAACCCAGATACGGGCGCCAGAAATGGCGCCTTTTTTATTGCAGAAAAGCGAGAGGTAATTATGCGTAAATTATGTGCTGTTATTCTGTCCACAGTAGTCTGGCTGGTCGTCGCTGGTACGCCAGCGAGCGCAGCAGAGCATCAGTCCACACTAAGCGCCGGGTATCTTCAGACCCATAATGATATGCCCGGCAACGATGACCTGAAGGGCATTAACGTGAAATACCGTTATGAATTTACGGACACGCTGGGGCTGGTGACGTCATTCAGTTATGCCAATGCCAAAGATGAGCAAAAAACGCATTACAGCGATACCCGCTGGCATGAAGATTCAGTGCGTAACCGCTGGTTCAGCATGATGGCGGGGCCATCTGTACGCGTGAATGAACGGTTCAGTGCTTATGCGATGGCAGGTGTGGCTTACAGCCGTGTTTCGACGTTCTCCGGGGATTATCTCCGCGTAACTGACAACAAGGGGAAAACGCACGATGTGCTGACCGGAAGTGATGACGATCGCCACAGCAACACGTCTCTGGCGTGGGGAGCTGGCGTGCAGTTTAACCCGACCGAATCCGTGGCCATTGATATTGCTTATGAAGGCTCCGGCAGTGGCGACTGGCGCACTGACGGTTTCATCGTGGGTGTCGGTTATAAATTCTGATTAGCCAGGTAACACAGAGTTATGACAGCCCGCCGGTTCAGGCGGGCTTTTTTGTGGAGTGGATATGGCAGCAGTAAAAATCTCAGGTGTGCTGAAAGATGGTGCGGGAAAACCAATACAGAACTGCACTATTCAACTGAAGGCAAAGCGTAACAGCACCACGGTACTGGTGAACACGGTGGCTTCTGAAAATCCGGATGAAGCCGGACGTTACAGCATGGATGTTGAGTATGGCCAGTACAGCGTCACCCTGCTGGTTGAAGGTTTTCCGCCTTCACATGCCGGGACCATTACCGTCTATGAAGGTTCCAGACCAGGTACGCTGAATGATTTTCTCGGTGCCATGACGGAAGATGATGTCATGCCGGAGGCATTGCGCCGTTTTGAGGCAATGGTGGAAGAAGCGGCACGCAACGCCGAAGCCGCCTCTCAGAGCGCAGCGGCGGCAAAGAAATCCGAAACTGCAGCGGCTTCATCGAAGAACGCGGCGAAAACCTCAGAAACGAATGCAGCTAACAGCGCACAGGCGGCAGCGACCTCGCAGACTGCATCGGCAAACTCCGCGACAGCAGCCAAAAAATCAGAAACCAACGCGAAAAACAGCGAGACAGCCGCAAAGACGAGCGAAACCAACGCAAAGTCCAGCCAGACGGCAGCGAAAACCAGCGAAACGAATGCCAAAGCCAGTGAAACTGCGGCGAAAAATAGCCAGAATGCAGCAGCCGAAAGCGAGAGTGCGGCAGCTGGTTCTGCGACTTCAGCAGCTGGATCAGCAACTGCTGCGGCTAACAGCCAGAAAGCAGCGAAGACGAGCGAAACTAACGCAAAGTCCAGCCAGACGGCAGCGAAGACCAGCGAAACGAATGCCAAAGCCAGCGAAACTGCGGCGAAAAGCAGTCAGGATGCAGCAGCTGAAAGCGAGAGTGCCGCAGCTGGTTCTGCAAGTGCGGCGGCTGCTTCTGCCACTGCATCAGCAAACAGTCAAAAAGCTGCAAAAACCAGTGAAACCAACGCAAAGGCGAGCGAGACTGCGGCTGCGAACTCGGCGCAAGCATCGGCAGCAAGCCAGACAGCAGCTAAAGCAAGTGAGGATGCAGCCAGAGAGTATGCAAGCCAGGCTGCGGAGCCGTATAAACAAGTATTGCAGCCACTTCCTGATGTGTGGATACCATTTAACGATTCGCTGGATATGATTACGGGGTTTTCGCCGTCATATAAAAAGATTGTTATTGGTGATGATGAAATAACGATGCCTGGCGACAAGGTTGTTAAGTTTAAACGCGCATCGAAAGCAACCTATATTAATAAATCTGGTGTGTTGACAGAGGCTGCCATTGACGAGCCACGGTTTGAACGTGATGGCCTGCTTATTGAGGGGCAAAGAACAAACTACATGCTCAATTCGGAAAGCCCTGCCAGTTGGGGGCGATCGTCAAATATGGATGTTCCCGAAACAGGGACGGATAATTTTGGTTTTACCTATGGAAAGTTTGTCTGCAACGATTCTCTGATTGGGAAAACCTCAGCCATTAATATGGCATCAATTGCTGCAACAAAGTCAGTTGATGTCTCAGGCGATAATAAATACGTGACAACCTCATGTCGTTTTAAAACAGAACTGCAGGTAAGGTTGCGTATCCGGTTTGATAAATATGACGGTAGCGCAACAACTTTTCTTGGTGATGCGTATATTGATACACAAACGCTTGAAATTAATATGACAGGTGGTGCTTCCGGTAGAATTACGGCACGAGTCAGGAAGGATGAAACTACAGGATGGATTTTTGCTGAGGCAACAATTCAGGCAATTGATGGTGAGTTAAAAATAGGCTCTCAGATACAGTATTCACCTAAGCAGGGAGGGGCAACCGTATCAGGTGACTATATTTATCTGGCTACCCCACAAGTAGAGAATGGGGCTTGTGTATCATCTTTTATTATATCAGGAACGACGGCGGCGACTCGTGCGAGTGATATGGTTACGATCCCGACCGAAAACAACATTTATAACAGACCGCTTACTTGTTTGGTCGAGGTTAACAGGAATTGGGGCGATATTCCTCCTAATGTAGCACCGCGTATTTTTGATTTTTCTGGTGTGCCGCCTATTGAGTCAATCACATACGCTTTTAACACAACCGAGAAATATTACGGTCAGCTTTATATGCAAACTTATAAAGCGTCGACAAGTACTTACGTTTCTAGTGTGTTTGCTGGTCGAACTGATGTTCGAAAATTCATTGGTGGTTTTAATATTTATTCTGATGGTACTAAACGAGTAGTTTCTAACGGTGAGGCTACTAAAACCATGAAAACGGAGTGGACGGGCGTAAAAACACGGACCTTTATTCGAATTGGAGGTCAAGCCACATCGGGAACTCGTCATCTATTCGGCCATTTGAGAAATCTTCGTCTCTGGCATAAAGAATTAACTGATGCGCAAATGGGGGAGAGTATTAAATGAAAGATTTAACGCTCAAATTTGCAGACAGGGCCGACTTTTCGGCCTTTATGGAGAGTATTGGCTATTATGATGACGAGTCGATGCAGGGTGATATTCTTATTGACGTGATAGGTAACGTGTACAAAGAAACCGGAGAACTGACTGAAGATGGCGAACCGGTATGTGTTAAGGAGGACGGATATTTTGTAAACGTGCGCATCATTAATGATGCAAAAAAATCGTCAATATTCGATAAATACGCGATTGTTGTTGAGCATCAACTTCGTGGCTGGATGTGAGGGAGACAAATGGCTACATCGACAGTAATTCCTGATGACATCAAAACGCTAAAATCCGACGTTAGCAAATTAAAAAACGATCAAGGAAGCTACGCAACAAAATCATATGTAGACAGCAAAGATGAAACCGTTGGTGACTGGTCTGCTTCATGGTATCAGCAGGTATTGCCAACTAGCGGAGCTATATTTGGGAGAAAACTCCGCTCAACTCACAGGACGGCAGGTGTTGAGGATGCGTATTGCGAACTATATCTCAAAAAATGGATAGACAGTCCAGGTAACGCAATGGCGCGCCTTAACCTGAACGATAACGGGAAAAACATTTGCTGGGACTTTACCAACCTTTATGGCGGTACGATGATTTTTCCCGGTGACAGCGGATACCTCAAAATGGGTAACTGCCTTATGTCATACAGCAAACGTGGAAGTAACGCGCTTATTAAATTTGATTACACCGACACATTACAGATCAAATATGCTAATCATGGGTCAACCATGACATTAACCACACAGGGATCCGCTCACGCTGGCGTAACAACTAGACTATGGGGTAATTCTAGCCGTCCGGTTGTTTATGAAGTTGGCGTAGATGAGGCTCTGTATATGTTCTACGCACAGAAAACTACCAGCAATACCTACGAATTAACGGTTAACGGCGCGTGCAATGCAAGTGCATTTAATCAAGGCTCTGACCGGGATCTGAAAGACAATATTCAGGTGATCGATAATGCAACCGACCGCATTCGTAAAATGAACGGCTATACATACACGCTTAAAGAAAACGGTATGCCTTACGCTGGTGTTATTGCACAAGAAACCCTGGAAGCCATCCCCGAAGCCGTAGGGTCTATGATGAAATATCCAGACGGCGGGAGTGGATTAGATGGAGAAGAAGGTGAACGGTATTACACAGTAGATTATTCTGGTGTTACTGGCTTGCTTGTTCAGGTAGCCAGAGAGTCGGACGACAGAATAACAGCACTGGAAGAAGAAAACGCAGAATTAAGACAAAGATTATCTGCAATTGAGGCGGCGCTTGCGTCTAAATAATATTAAGGGGCCGAGCGCCCCGTTTTATTGGGTAGGATGAAAATGGATATAACACCTTTCCTTCATGCACTTTGTGCTGTGGCTGCGCAGCTACTGATTGGTCTTTTTACCGGGAACTGGGCTTACGGGGCGATAGCCGGTTGTACGTTCTTCATTGCGCGTGAACACACCCAGGCAGAATATCGCTGGATTGAAATGTTCGGGCATGGCAAGCGTATGAATATGCCGTGGTGGGGCGGTTTTGATCCGCGCGCTTGGGATGTAGCAAGCCTGATGGATTTTGCTGTGCCGGTGGTGGCGTGTTTACTTGTATTTATATTTTTTGAATAAAATTAAGACCCCATCTATAACTGATGGGGTCTATTCTATTTTCTGCTATTAGTTATTTTTTACATCGGAAGAATTTCCAAACGCCTCCTCAAGAATAGATTCAATTTTACTCATTAGGTGCGATGGTATTTTTCTGTTATCTAATTTTAATGTTGTGAAATTTTTCCCATATTTCGCCACAACACCGTCTCCATATTTCTTTTCCCTTTTCTCTCCATGTGAATTGTTTTTCTCAACAATAATGAAATCATGAAGAGCCTGTATTATTCTTTGCGCATCTAAACTTTCACCTGATTTTTTCATCCTCAGCAACTGAGATGCAGCATTTTTCATGGCTGCTTCCTGTCCCTGATATGCTTTAAAAAGAGCGTCTCCTGCTCTGGCTGATAACTCACCAGGATGGTTAAATATTGCCAATATATCTTTAGGTAAACCGGCTGTATTAATACATCGGCTGATAATATTTCTATCCACGCCTTCGGCTTCAGCTAAAGATTTTACGTTACCGTCAAATTCATGGAGCCTTCGCAGGTATCTTTTCCCCCTTTCATAGGCGCTGATAGGTCTATAGTCGTTGCCTATCTGCGATAACCATTGCATTTGTTCATCATCTAAATCGCCAATAAGAACACGATAATCGCATCCAGTTATAATGGCTGCTTTACGTCTTCGAGAACCATCAGCTACTTCAACAATACCTGACACTTTTCTTGCGAAAGCCGGATTTTGTTGCCCAGAAGTTAGAAAAGATGGAATTAAATCAGCTAGAGAAGATTCATTTAATAAATCTTGATCACGCTCATTACCTAGCCATACCATTGTTGCCATTTCTACTTTATCTGCGGGGATCGTCTCTAACTTAAAGTTAACATTACGTCCGCATACTGGCAAAGTTATGCTATTACCGGTTAATGAACTCAGTTGACGTTTTAAATCACCAACCATAGGTGATACCGGCTGATGTTCAGGTGCATGATGATTATTACTCATAATGCGATTAATATCCGGAGCATTTTTTAGAAGAGAGCGTTGTTTCATTCTTCGTTCTCCCAGCGAGGTTTTATTAGATCATCAAAAATTTCTCGACAAACAGGGTCCCATATAGAGACGGCATTTCTCCATGCATTAAGTGTTGAACGCTGGTTTGCCGCTTGTTCAAATACTGTTCGCATTTTTATCTGACCTTTACCTACTTCATCGGTAACGCGTACAACCTGACGTAATACCATTGATCCCCATGTATTTCTTATTTGCTCTTCCATCCATCGTGATTGATTTCCTGTAGTGAGACTATATTTAGTCAGAAGCAAGCGAACGGTCGGCTCAAATCCGCCTAGGTCAACGCTTTCTAGGAGATCGAGAAGCATTGTGAAAAACTGTAGAACAGAGGCGTAATCAAATAATTCTGCAGGGGTAGCAACAACGATAACGTCAGCTGCGCAAACAACGTTAATGGTTCCTGTACCGAGGTTTGGAGCACTATCTATAACGATAACATCGTAGTTATCCCAAACTGATTCTATAGCTGCGCGTAGCATCAGGTGAGGAGGGTGAGGCAATTTACCCTGAGCATGATATTGCATGAGATCTGTTTCTATACGGTGTAAAGCTAGGCAGCTAGGAATAATGTCCAGTCCAGGCCAGCATGTTGGTTTTATAGCATATTCAGCGTTATCGCGTTCGCCCAAGTAAAATGGCAGTAAAGTATCCTCGGCATGTATATGTAAATCAGGTACATAACCGTGATACATGGAGGCTGTTCCCTGAGGATCGTTACCTTCAACTAAAAGAACACGATGACCTTGTAATGCTAGCCATTGTGCCTGATGTACTGCAGACGATGTTTTATAAACGCCGCCTTTGTGTGACATAACAGCAAGCACAACTGGGTTTTTATCTTGTGGCCGTTGGTTTGGGTTGCCAAAAACAGCTCGCATACTATTGATTTGATCTATGGTATAACCGGCACGACGTTCAACTCTTCCTCTCATTTCAAAGTCAGGTGCAGGTAAACGCCCGTTCTTCTCAGCATCTCTTATTGCTTGAGGAGTTACACCAATTAAATCTGCTACTTCAGTTATCCCCCATCTACGCGTGATACGCCGAGCTTCAGGACTATCATCACCGAATTGAGCTATAGCAATTGCTTGGGTCATTTCTTGACCGCGCGTAACACAATCTTGTAATAACTTTTTCAAAGACATACTGTCATCTCCAGCTTATAACTTTGCTTAATAATTATTGCTTTGCATATTTCTAGCAAATTGACATAGAAAAAGCAAAGTAAAACAAAAAAGGCAAAGACGAAGATTTGAGCAAAATCATCTTTTGTTTTATCCCTTAAATGCAAAAAAAAACAACGACAAGCTCATAACAAATTGATAATAAAGGATTTTTTAAAAGAAAGGAAATCGTATAAAACTAGTGAAACATGATGAAAATCATCAATGAGATACGTTTCCTCTATTTATTCTCCTAATCCTCACCAACAAAAGAACACAATCAAAGATCGTAAAACAACAATAATAATTCACACAAAATAAAGAACACAAATACAGAAAACAACAACACAATAAAAACAAGAGAACACAAGCTATAAATATTACACCAATAGAGAACACTAATCAAGAACATATCAGCACATAATTCCCCATTATACGCGCGTATAATGGGGAATTATGTGCTGATTTTCAGAACAAAGTCAAGGAACAAATTTTAATGTTCCGATATTGTGTTTTTATTTATTATCCGTTATTGTGTTATGTTAATTTGTGACTAAGTTAACGCGTTATTAGTTATCTTATTCTCAAATTGTGTTACGATAATCCGAGCGGATAATCAGGAGAGGAAAGATGAGCAAAGTAAAAATCGGTGAATTAATAAACTCACTTGTTAGCGATGTTGAGTCAATAGATAACTCTGACCGTCCTCAAGGGGAGAAAACAAAAAAAATAAAGGCTGTTGCATTAAAATTTAAAAATGCATTATTTAATGACAAGCGAAAGTTTAGGGGTAAAGGATTAGAAAAAAGAATTACAGCCAACACATTCAATGCCTATATGAGCAGGGCCAGAAAACGGTTTGATGATAAACTTCATCATAGCTTTGAAAAAAATATACATCGCCTATCTGAAAAGTATCCTTTATATAATGAGGAGCTATTATCATGGCTTTCTCTACCTGCTGCCGATATTCGCCAGAGAATGTCAGCTTTACAGGCAAAATTAAAATTAATTCTCCCTCTATCAGAAGATTTATCTAATATCAGAATTGGCGATAACAAAAATCATAATAAGTTATTAAAATTATCAAATAAATATAAAGAGTGGCAATTCGCCATTTCTGATTTAACTAGCGATAACTGGAAAGATAAGCGCGATTATTTATATAAATTACTACAGCAAGGATCTGCCTTACTTGAGGAGTTGAATCAGCTAAAAGTTAACCATGAGATTCTCTATCATCTTCAACTAAGCCCTGCCGAACGCGCATCTATCCAGCAACGATGGGCGGACGTTCTGCACAATAAGAAACGTAACGTGGTGGTCATTGATTACCCCAAATATATGCAAGCTATTTACGATATTATAAATAGCCCTGCTACATTAAATAATCTAAACACTCGTTCAGGTATGGCTCCTTTGGCATTTGCACTTGCTGCATTGTCAGGAAGACGAATGATTGAGATTATGTATCAAGGTACATTTACTGTTTCTGGTAAGTATACCGTTGATTTTTTAGGCCAAGCAAAAAAAAGAACTTCTGATGATATAACCAGAAAAATATATACATTATGCGAAGCAAAAACATTTGTTTATTTAATAAATGTACTTCGCTCATGCCCAGCAGCATCTGATTTTGATGATGTCGTTAAAGGTTATGGAGATAACGACACACGCTCTGAAAACGGACGGATTAATGCCATATTAGCAAAGGCTTTTAACCCGTGGGTTAAATCATTTTTCAAAGATGACCGCCGTGTTTATAAAGATAGTCGTGCTATTTATGCCCGTATTGCGTATGAAATGTTTTTCCGCGTAGATCCTCGTTGGAAAAACGTAGATGAGGATGTTTTCTTTATGGAAATTTTAGGCCATGACGATGAAAACACTCAATTACACTATAAGCAATTCAAGCTGGCCAACTTCTCAAAGACATGGAGGCCAAATACTGGAAACGAAAATACCAGGCTGGAAGCATTGCAGCAGCTTGATGACGAAATGCCAGGATTCGCCAGAGGAGATGCCGGAGTTCGTCTGCATAACACAGTTAAGCAGCTGGTAGAGCAGGACCCCTCTATAAAAATCACGAACAGCACTCTAAGAGCATTCAAATTTAGCCCTACAATGATTAGTCGATACCTAGAATTTGCTGCTGATGCTCTGGGGCAATTTGTTGGCGAAAATGGACAATGGCAGCTGAAAATAGATTCTCCAGAAATCGTTATGCCTGACGAAGAAGAGCTGGAAGCAATACCTGAACAGACGGATGAATTATCAGAGGATGACGATCTGGATGACGACGAAATTGAGATAGAGATAGAGGAAGAGGAAGAGGAAGAGGAAGAGGAAGAGAGCGTAGAAGAACAGCAACCGCCCGCGCCTTCTTCACCTGTATCTAAGCCGGTATTTAAGCCTGTGAGAAATATTGGTGATGGATCATACGTTGTTGAATTTCATTATAATGGCCAGAATTATGCTTGGTCCGGCAGTGCAAACAGCCCTATATCAGCAATGCAGTTAGCATGGCTGACATATTTCGGATAAAGCATACGGTAAAGGCACCGAATTATCGGTGCCTTGTTGTGTGGTCTACCTCGCCTGCCCCTTTTCGTCCTCATCCAACTTTCTGATAGCCGTAGAATCAATACCCGCCGCCATACACACATCAGATGCAACAAACCACGGTTCGCCGTTGATCATCACTACACGAACCTGATGCTCTTCCTGAAAGGAAAAGACTGCTAACGCGCTCATTCAGCCTCCTTATCGCGCAGCAAGTGCGACGAGAGAGACGCAGAATATCCCTGTGCTTCATGCGTTAACTCACACGCAATCTGCAGAAGTTTTCCAGCCTCTGAGAGGTAAATCGACGCCTCACAACTGGAGACTGTCCGATGGGCTGATGATACGAGCGCATAGACCTGAGCCAGACGTTCATCCAACGATTCCAGCAGGCCAACAGTGTTCATTTTTACCTGATTCATGCAGCCACCTCGCGCACCGGAATACGGGCAGACAATACCAGGACAAACCGGCTGGCGAACTGGCGACGAGCTTCCCGTTCAGATGACGCGATAGTGGAAAGATGATGAATGTGGGACTTTTTGTCTGTGCGAACGACTGCCGCAAATTTGAATTTGAACATGGTATGCACTCCGTTTTATTGGTCGTGCTACCACCAGAGTTGCGAATCTCTTTATTGGTGGTAGCCCAGGCGGGGTTCGCAATACCGGTAAACGAAGAAACCGGCCCGACCGAAGTCAGCCCCACCTGAGCCACCATAATTCGGATATGCGCAGGTCTATACACACAAAAAAACACGCTGGCGCGTGTTGTGCGCTTCGTTTTGCCAGGATTGCGAAGTCCCGACTGCGGGATTTACCGCAGCGAGGTGACTTTACCTCCAAAACGACGCACACGTCAATAATTTGCAAAGACATTTTACCCCGTGACCAGTCACGGGGACAGGTGTTTTTATAGTTTGCTTGAACGAGTGATCAGAAGTTGATCGTTAATCAAAGGCCATTACGGATTAAGAGAGTGGAAATACCTAACTAACTTACCGGCATCATCACATTTTTCTTTATCTTCTTCCTTAACATAGCCGCGACAGAAGGCTGAATAAAATTTCGCATTTTCAGAAGCAAAAGCAGCCGTCGAAAGGAGCAGTTCTTTGCATGATTCTTTTGATGCAGCATCGGGATTATTTTTACATGCAAGCTCCGCTGATGAGTTAATAACAGAAATGCTATCTTCCTGGGCATAAACCGCAGCAGAAAAGGCAAAACATAAAACCAAAATAAAACTCTTCACTTTATCTCCTGTAACAGTTATCACAACTCAATCAACTTTTTTAGCATCAGCCATACGCTTCAACCAGTAATCAACAATCGGCTGCTCATCCACAGAATGTTTACCAGGTATAACTCGCCAGCTATCTTGCGAAAATCTGCCGTACTTACGCGGGAATAGGCCTTTCTTTATCTCCCGCCATGTACTAGGAAAACCATCCACAAAAGTACCAATTAACAGGAGAGGGACAAAAATCAGAGCTACAAACCATCGTGCAAGAAAGTGTTCAACAACAACATTTTCACCGTTGTAGTAATACGCATACGCATCCAATATGCGAATTTTCCTTACCTTAAAAATAGCCTTATGCTGAGAACGACTTAACTTGATACGAATGTATCCCTTATCCAAAGGGGATTCGTATTTGTATGATTGAAAAGCCATTTTTAACCCCACTCACCATCAGCAAACAAAGCGTTATACTCTGACAATGGTAGACGGTTGCCCTCGATGTAGAGATTCAGTTCATACTTCGTCTCCGGGTTTTCCTTGTCGGCTCGTTCCCAACGCTCAGCAGCCTTACGCGCCAATAATTCCACTGCTTTCAGGTAATCCTCCGTACGGAACCAGCCAAAGATAAGGCCACGATCTGTTACAGCCCAGGCGACCTTTTTTTCTTCCTCCTGGATAGCCTTAATGCGTCGATCGCATTCATCCCGGCAGAACTGCAGCTGACGGTAATCAAGTTTGTCCAAAAATGCAGTAGTAGACATATTTTTACTCCCCGTTCACCGAAAAATCACGATAGAAGCGTTTCCACATACGATAAGTCTGCGCGAGTTGTTCACCACGAAACATCGCCTTCCTGGCCTTCATGTTTTCCTTGTGAGACTTTCGATCTATGAACCAAAACCATTGCTGGAACACACAAAGCAAGAGACACAAAGATAATATCCACTGATTACCCATAGAAAGCGCCCTGCTCTTCGTAGCTGCATGAGCTATTCCCGGTAATGTATTCTCGTAACCGCCGCAATTCATTGCTGGACAAGTGATCCATGAACTCTGTGAGATACAGAGATGCAAACGTCATAGCTATGCTGGCTGATGACCATGATGACATAGTGGCCAGCTCCTCACCGGAAAGCGCACTCATCGCCCAGGACTCAGGAACAGCCACCGGCAATACGGCCAAAGCCTCAGAAATTACTGAATGAGGGGCGTTTTGAACCTGCTCGTTTGTGGATCGCGTTTTATCATCCATATATATATTGAGATCCAAATCGCGATCCATTTCGATGGCTGTCTTCTCGGCTTTACGCGTTTTTAGGGTTAGGCCATCTTTCTGACGCTGAACAAGAATATCCAGCATAAATGCCGCTGATTCAGGCTCAACAAAACGCAAGGTTGGACGCTTATCGCCGTCTCTGCCGCGACGTTTACCTGTTTTAAGGCCAAGAGAGTCGCAAATGTTTTTAAACAACGCTTCCGGCACTTTAGGCTTCCCTTTTGGCGTCATAAAACCACCAATGTGCAGAACGTTATTCAACAGGTCACGGCGTTCGGCTGTCATGAGGTTATCTCGAGCGAATTTGAGACGCTCCTGAGTCGCCTCGCCGGTCATAGTCTCAGGGTTGATACCGCAGTCGATAAAGTACTGCCGGAGAGTTGCTGATTTAAGCGCATAGAAACCGCGCGCCCCGACTTCAACAGTAGGAGTAGCTTTTACCTTGTAGTCGATTATTCCAGGGAATTTAGTTTTAAAGACATCATCAGCCTGCTCGCGAGTCATCGCGGTCACTACAAAATATTGCCACTGTCCCGCCTGACGGTATGCGTAGGTAAAATTGATGGCTGCTTCTTCCCGGTCGTAACGACGAGCTGTTACCTCATCTAAAAGCATTGTTTCATAGCGGCGAACTTTGTCTCGAGCACCATCGAAATAGAATTTCAGCGTGCCTTCTTCAACCGGTAGTTTCAGTTCGTTCTCAATATCCCAGCGGACAAGTTTTGCTTGTTCTTCAAGCGTCAGCGCGCGTTTTTTTAGCAGTTCTTCACGCTCTGATTCTTGTGGAGTTTCTGTATTGAGATGCAGATCCAGTGTCTGTTCCCACACAATATCCCGCGCTTCTTTACGCAGATCTTTACCGATATCATTCGCAGCATAATCGGTGGCCAGCGGCGATACCTTATAACCGTCGCTGTGCATGATGCAGATCATGTTGCTGGCGTAGTCGTTACGCGCAGACGCTTCAATTGCGGCTGCTTTAATTTTCATCCTGGTAAAGTCGGTATTGGCCACCCCCATTGATATACGGTCGCCATCGAAAACGACATCCGTCAGTTCACCGTTCATGCCTGCGGTAGCAAGCAATGCCTGGGCGAATGCTCGTTCTATTTTTTGCGGGTCAGTTTCACGTTTTGCGCGAGCTTTATCAAAGCCGATAATAAATTCTTTTGCTGTACGGTCGCGGCGTAGCATTTGCACTGCGTCGCTGGGTACAACTTCACCACAGAACATGCCGAAATGACGGTCAAAATGTTTTTGCTCAATCGACACACCGGATGAAATAGACGGGCTATAAATCAGGCCGTCGTATTTTTTGACCATCTTTTTCGGTTGATTGGTAAATGCTTCAACTTCTGGCTCTGGTTTGTTTTTCTGGTTTACACACAGAAATTTCTTACCAGGAAAATGCATTCTCAGGGTGGCTGTCACATCTTCTGCAAAGGTGGAGCTGTCGGTGGCCAACATGATTTTTTCGCCATCCGATACAGCTTTCACCACCTCGGTCATAATGCGATCTTTTTCTGTATAAAAAACCCGGATTGGCTCACCTGTTTCGCGGTTGCGAACATCAACAGGTAATTCAATTACGTGGATCTGCAGCCATGCCGGTAAACCTAGTTCTTCACGGCGTTTCATAGCCAGTTCAGCCAGGTCAACCAGCAGATCGTTCGCATCAGCATCCACCATTATTGGGTGTTGTTCCGTTCTGGCCAGCGCGTCGATTAACGTATTGAATACAGCCACCGGGTTTTCCATAGCCCGACCGGAAAGAACGGCACGTAGCCCTTGCGTGGCCTCGTCAAAGCCAAAATAGTCGTGCTGGCGCATCAACGGTTGCCAGCAGTTTTTAACAATCGAGTTTATGCAGATGGTCAGTTTACTGGCGTATGGAGCCATTTCCTGATAGCCAGGGTCCTGATAGTGCAGGATATCGGCTTTTACACCTTTTCCTTCTGTCATCATTTCCCACAGGCCACCAATAAGGGAAACACGGTGAGCAACAGAGATACCACGTTCTGAGCTATGCATTAAAGGTCGTAACAATCCAGTAGATTTGCCGGAACCCATACCAGCACGAACGATGACTATCCCCTGTAGTGATTGCACATACTTCAGGACGTCATCGGTCATTACCGAAGTTTCAAAACGCTTATAGGTGATATGTTGAGGACGTTTATTGGGATCAGTTATGCGTTCGCTGAATGAGCGCGGAGCCTGGGCAATACGGCACTTTTTATTCAGGCGACGGGCAATGTGGTCTTTTACCGTAGCGCGATAGATATTTTCCAGCCCCATTTCACGCAGAACGATGCAGAACATGTTAAATAAGTCTGACGGACTGTTAGGAACCGGACAGGTTAGCATGCCAATATCCACCGCTCTCAGCAGCTCTTTGGCAAAAGTACGACGGTTATCCCGCTTAATTGTCTTCAGGCGGTTGAGCGTCAGAGATAGCAAATCAGTGCCGGTTTTCAGGCGGTTTGCAGTTGCAAACAGTTGACGTGCTGTTTCACGAAGTCCACGCAGTTTGTGCAGGTCGTTGAAGTCACTGCACTCCATTTGCGGATCGTCTTCAAAAGTTGGATAGACGCAGCGGACATCGTTGAATTTCGATAAGATTTCATAGCCAGTCCGCAGGCCGGTATTCCCTTTTCCTTCTGTGGCTGATTTCCGGTCATTATCCAGTGCGCAGGTGATTTTTGCCGCCGGGTACATGTTTACCAGTTGTTCCACAACATGAACCATGTTATTAGCGGATACAGCGACAACCACAGCGTCAAAGCGTTTATCTTTTTTCGTGGCAAGCCAGATGGATGCACCAGTAGCAAAACCTTCTGTAACAGCGATGTTTTGCGCCCCTTTTAGCTCACCGATAACAAAGCAGGCACCGACGAAATCGCCGCTGGTTACGGCGCTGGTCTGGTATTTTCCACCTTGTTTGTCGATTCGCTGCCAACCCACAATACGACCATCGTAACGACCGTCCAGGTGAGCCAGAGGGATAGCCATATACGTGGTTGGCCCCCTGCTCCATTTTGCGCTGTCGTGACTGGTCACGCGACGCACATCACACGAATTAAAAACGTCACGAATACCTTTTTTAATCGCATATGGCCATGAGCCGTCTTCTGCAGGAGCATGTTCCCACGCGCTGTGGAATGCCAGCCATCCCAGCAAACGTTCATGGTCCATTTGGTTGTTTTTCAGGTCATTAATTCGTTTTTGTTCTTCACGGCGACGACGTGCTTCGGCCTGACGTTCTATTCTTGCCCGTTCTTCTTCCGGTTGTGCGACCACGGTCGCATTATTCCGTTGTTGCTCACGGCGATATTCAGAAAACAGGAAGGAGAAACCGCTCCATGAGCCAGCATCGCTGCCTTTATGGACGAAGTTAATGAACGGGTAATCAATCCCTTTGCTGTGTTCCAGCCGGGAGTAAATTTCTACGCGTCCTTTGAGGCTCTTTTCGAGAGCTTCTGGAGATGTTTTATTGTATGAAGAGTAACGCTCAACACCCCCGCGAGGGTTGAGTTGGATGTTGTCGGAACAGGCAGACCAGTTGATACCAGCCATCTGTGCCAGCTCGGTTAGTTCATCCCGTGCTGCTTCAATTAGCGAGAACGGATCGCTGCCAAAGCGATCCGCATAGAAATCGTTTAATGTCATTTTTTAGCCATTCCATGCGAATTATGTTTTTTCGGGTTGAAAAAATCCGCAGGAGCAGCCACAATAAACGCATCTTGAATTGACGGAATCCGTCGCGTTACTGTGGCTGCTTCCTGAAAAGGACCCGAGTTTGCCGACTCGGGTTTTTTTTCGTCTTTTTTCTGCTGCTGTAACCTGAGTCAACCCACAGAACATATGCTCTGCATTAAACCAGATTTACAGCAAACAATAAACCCCGTATTAAGTCATCTACCCTCAACCATGAATGATTTGATCGTTCCGACTATTTGGTGAACAAATTCAAGATCGCTTTTCCTGAAGATGGCGCGTTGTGAATTTGTTCCGTCCAGATAGTAATTTTCATCATCAAAACGGGCCAGGCGCTGGATGGTGATATTTCCTGCAGTATCACGAACCAGAACATCCTCGCCGGGAACCAGTTCCAGCGCAGAATCGACCAGGAGAAAATCGCCTGGCTGATAGTTTCCCTGCGCCAGATTGCTGATAGTTAACGCATAAACAGTATTGCGCTGGCTGATGAATGGCAGGAATCGCTCAGTATTTGGAACCTGTCCTGGCTTCCACTCTTCATCAGGTCCACTTTCAGTTGTGCCAATAACAGGAATGCGATCAGGGTCATATTCTGTCCCATACAGCACCCAATGCACTGGCTTGCGTAAGCATTTAGCCAGGGCAATACCTATCTCCAGTGACGGCATTACGTCGCCACGTTCTAAGTTTTGGACGCCTGCAATAGAGATATCGACAGCCTCAGCAACTTCTCGCAACGTCAGCTTCATCTCTAAACGGCGTGCTTTCAGTCGTTCGCCTCGTGTTTTCATAGCTTAATCATAAATGATCTTCTTATAGCTGGCTATAAAATTTATTTATTATAGCTGGCTTTAAATGCGATTTATTGCTTATAATAACCGCATGAAACCAGAAGAACTTATTCGCCACTTTGGCAGTGTAGAAAAAGCAGCGGCTGGGGTAGGTGTAACACCCGGTGCTGTTTACCAATGGTTAACCGCTGGAGAGATTCCTTCATTGCGGCAAAGTGATATTGAAGTTCGTACTGCTTACAAGCTGAAGAGTGACTTTACAACTCGGCGGGTAAAGCAGTCGATTAAGGAGAGCCGTAAGCGTGGAGCTTGAGTATATACGCAGCTGCGTCTCCACGGCATTGGCTGATATTCATTATCGCCAGCGTGGCATCCTAGAGGTCCAGCTTGAGCAGATGCGTCTAGGCAGATCAGGACGCTTTAACAATAAACCAGTCCGGTCAATCAGTGTAGGTGATGATAACTCATACGAAGTGTCTGTTCCTGCTGAGCCGGTTAGATTCCACCAGGGCAAAACATTTAAACAATCATCAATGTTGCTCACTGATATTGATTTTCAGAGCGCCAGCTGGCGCAGGGCTATTGGTCAGTTGAATAACGAGGAATCAGCCTGGCTTTATTATTGCTACGGATGCAAGCCTAACTACAACAATGATGTGATTGTTTGTCAGTGGTTATGGCTTGATTTTCTGGTTGCGCATTCGGGTGGCGGGTTTAAAAAAATGAAGGCCTCCACGAAAAAAGCCATGAGAAAATTGATTTATTACGCGGCACAGCAGGTTAAGTCAGAACTTACGTGTGCTGAGGCAGTTGATGATAGAGAACAGGACAGGCAGCTGAGTTTTCTACTGAATATATCTATTGATAGCTGGAGACAAGATTATAAAGAACGCTGGCTTTTAATTAAGTCGCGATGTCTGAGCTTAAATCGAACTGCATTATTAAATGCGGCGGAGAAGCGCAGTGAAATCATCAAACGCCATCGGGCAGGAAGTGCCATTCTGCCTTTGTAAACAAGTTATGTTCAGGAAACCGTCGAAGCCGGAATTAAGGTATTCGGGGGTAAGAAATGAATATGTTATCTGGTGTCCAACTTGTGGTTACAGGACACGACCAGATAGTAATAAGCAGTCTGTAATTGCCGATTGGTATTTATCAAATCAGCCAGGTAATAAGCATATAGAAAATCTTTGGATTAAGCGTTACTTGGAAATCAGAGAGGGTGCGACCGTGGTCGCACAAGAAAATGAAAATAACGCCATTTAAGCAGGGGCCGATGACGCATGATGAAGCAGAGCGTCTTTCAGATACTTATCGGCGGCGTGGTAAGAAAGTTCTGGTTGTTCGTTCTGATTTTTTAGGTGATGGATATTGCGTTTATGTTCATTTACCTGAATCAGAAAGAACACCAAAACCATCCAGAACATATCAACAGAAAATTTGGGTATAGATAAACGTTGAGGAGAATTATTCGTGACTAATCAGATTATTTACGACAGGAAACGGTCTGATGTAATGATTGACCTTGAAACAATGGGTACTAACACATGTGCTCCAATTGTTTCTATCGGGGCAGTGTTTTTTTCTCCAGAAGGTGAGGAATTAGGTCCTACTTTTTATGTGCCAGTGAATCTCAGAAGCTCGATGTTGAATGGTGGTGTCGCCGATGGTGATACCATTTTATGGTGGTTGAAACAGAGCAAGGAAGCCAGAGCCGCAATTTGTACTAATGATGCCCTTAATATTAAGGATGCACTTTTTGAATTATCACACTTTATTACTTGCCATGCATGTAATTTAAAAAAATTGAAAGTATGGGGAAATGGAGCAACATTCGACAATGTAATTTTACGCGGTGCTTATGAGCGCGTTGGCTTAGCCTGTCCGTGGGAATATTTTAATGATCAGGATGTTCGAACAATCGTTAATCTTGGTCAGTTTATTGGTTTCAATCCTAAAAAAGATATGCCATTTGATGGTGAACGACACAATGCCCTGGCTGATGCTATTCATCAGGCTAAGTATGTATCCGCAATTTTCTCCCGTCTTGTAAAAGGGCAAGGAGAATCGTAATGGCAAAGGCTTTTACACCAGAACAGAGGGAAGAACTGAATAAACAAATTGTGGAACTCGTGCGCCTGAATGGACGAGGAACGGTTAGGCAACTTGCGGATGAAACTGGTATTAGCCGGTGTGCTGTTAGTCGTTTATCAAGAGAGCTTGCTGCCAGTGGTGATTTGTATATCTCTGGCTCCGGGATATTTCTGTCTGCACAAGCACGCAAGGACTGGCAAAACGCCCGTAAAAAACTATCAAGAGTAAAGCCGAAGACATCGGTAGTGGTTGATCCAGACCTTATCTGGTCATTACCTGACGGAGAAATACGTCGTTACGACAGGCGCTTGAACATGATTTGTCACGATTGCCGGAAAAGTGAAGTTATGCAGCGTGTGCTGGCTTTTTATCAGGGAAATTTACAGGAGGTGGCGTAGTGAATATCGACACCACGATAACGATCGATACGGCCCTAAATATCGGTCTGGCACTTCTCGGTTGGTTTTACATCATGTTCAGTGCGGGGAAGTGGGCGGCCTCTGTTTTTCTAAAGCAGTGGGGAAAGCACCGCAAACAGGAAAGACGCCAGAAAGTGTTAGAGGCGTTCTATGACGCATTTGAACTTAGCCGCATTGAGCCAGGCACAACAGCCAAGATAGCGACAAAAGGCGACCTGATGATAGTGATGTTCCGACAGGAGAGAGCAGATAAAGGGGAATCAGCATGAAATTTTCCAAATTTTCTGAGTTGGTGAATCGTATTTTGTCCAACAACCACAGCCATCGTCGCGATATGGATGTAACAATCGTTATTCATTCGCCTGGCAGCATTGGTTCAACACCCTCAGTTGAGGTTCAGTCAATTCACGCTGGTTTTGATTGGGATTCCGGGAAAGTGCTGATTTTCCCAGCACAGCCACTGACCACGCTAACACCAGAACAGATTACTGATATTACTGATAGTGTGCGCAAAGGTCAGTCCTGGCACGCATATCAGGAATACAAGAAGCATAAAGAGCAGTTGGAAAAATTGTCGATTGAACTGGATGCTGCAAAACAGCGCGTAGCAGAACTGGAAGCCAAACCTGTAAGCCAAACTTACAAGTTAACTTTTGAGCAATGGCTGGAACAGCAGCATGACAAAATTGATGTTGATTGTGGATGTGTAAGTACTGAAATGTTTATGCACTGGATAAGGGTCGCGTATGAGGCTGGCAACTCTCCGGTAACTCCGGATGGTCATGTTCAGTTTTCTGTTTCACTTCCTGCAGCGTTTGGTGGAGATAAATATTTTATTGATGGTGTATTTCAACCTTTGAGATATGAGCGTGATTGTGAAAGGGCGGTTGTGGCCGCTGGCGGTGTAGTTAGTTGGGTTAAGTAATTTTCAGGAGGATTTATGGCGCTGACACCGGCAGAACGGCAAAGGAGACGCAGGGAACGGTTGAAGAAGGAAGGCACATCAAGACGGGACTGGATTCTAGAACCTGACGAGTTACGTATGTTGGGGGAAATTTGTGTATTGCGTAGACCAGGGCGAGTTCCATATTCGGAGAACGAAGTCATTGGTTTGCTGATCAGGAAAAACTATAAGGAGCTGCAGAAGCAGCTATCTACTACTTGCCCGCGATGTGGTCAAAAAATGCCTGTTTCAGAATGCATTTTTGATGGCGAAGGGTCATGCCACCTTACAACCACGAGGCTGAAACTTGCGCTCAAAGTGTGACTGGTCACGGAGGGATAAATGGATAAAAAGGCATTGCTTTTTGAAATGATACGAAAACGGAGCGAAAAGAGCTTTTCTGATGGTGGTGATGGGTTTGTTTTCGCTTCGATGCTTGCTTTTGATGTTGGGTTAAATAGCAGAATTGTTAAAAGGATGCTTGATTCTGCTGTCCGTACTGGACTTCTTGAGAAAGTTGATCGTGGCATAGGGAGAGAGCATAAGTATCGGGTCACACAGCAGTTTACGCAGTTAATTCATTGAAAATTGACCGTAAAGTTTGAGTTTTATCCTGTAATTTTATACAGTATAAAAAACCTTTTTTAGTTAAATGGTATGAGATTTAATGTCTGAAGCAGCCGTATCAACTCTTGAACAACTCGATTCAAATTTGAGAGATATTGACGCCGTTCTGGATCTGGTTAGCGTCACCCTGGCTTCTCCAGAAGCCAGCCTACATATTGGTGAGGTTTCACGACTCATCAACATGTCGCGAGAGATTGCCCAGCATTGTCAGAAAACTATCGCTGTTGAGCGTTCACATCATTGATGCACACCCCGCCCTTCTGGACGGGGTAGTAAAAGAGTCTAATTAATAAACAGCGCGAATATCGATGGTTGCGCCGCAGGCATGAGCATATTTAGCCAAAGTTTTCATACTTGCCCCTAAAGGATTGCTTTCCAGGCGGCTGATGGCTGACGGTCGCAACCCCATTCGTTCAGCCAGAGCTGATTTCGTTAAACCTGCTCTTTCCCTCATTTCGTATAACATTTCGACCATCTCCAGCTCTTTATCGGCCTCTTCATATCCTTTGATGGCTTCTGGAGTGTTGAGAAGTTTTTCTTTTACTTCGTTAAACGGGATGCCTTTCGCTTTCATCAGTTCATCTCCTTCAGGCGAGTTCTGGCGATTTCGATAGCCTTCACCGGTGTTTTCTGTGTCTTTTTTACAAATGCATGCAATAGATAAATTTCGTTACCAGTCGCGTAGGCGTACAGCGTTCTTGCGATGTTTTTATCCCCTACTCGTAGTTCAAAAAGCCCTCCACCTATTACACGGCTATGGGGCATCTTCAGTTTGTTGCCTTCCTTCTCCAGTCGCTCAATTAATCTGGTCATGCGACCTCGCAAATCATCTGGTAGTTCAAGCAGTTCATCCAGTGCTGCAGGGTGGGTTATCACGTTAAACATATTATAGCCTCCATAGCCATAAAATACACCAAAACAAGAAAAAAGCGCAAATTAAAAATTTCACTAAAAAGTGAAAAATAACACTGGATGTGTTCGTTTGGCAGAGTTACAGTTCGTGTCATTGAGGGGCAATAACCCACTAACTATATGAATTTGGAGGATATTATGAATTATCAAGGTAACGAAAAAATGCGCGACGACGTTGCGGAGATAGCTAACGAACTGTATGAGTTGTGGCAGAAGGTTGAACGTTTCGAAAAGGAATATGGTTTCAACAGTACCAACCTGGCAGACCGACTGGCTGGTCGCTTAGTTGGGACTATGGGGCCAAAACTGGCTGAGTTGAACCGCTTTATGGCTGATGTTGATTTCCAGTTTCAAGATTGATTAGAGAGGCGTTATGAATATTAATGAAATTCGTGGAAATATGACTGAAGCGGCCCTGAGTGTGGAATGTGTTATGCGTGGATACCCACGCATTTCCCTGAAAGAGTTAAGCGAAGCCTGTTTTTTGAGTCAAGCTGCCGTTGAATTTATCATCGAACAGATGATCTGTTTTGGGGTTGCAAAGCGTAGCGGGTCTGGTCGATATTCTTTGACCGATGAATATAAGCAGGCAACTTTCTAAAAACTGTGCGACCACGGTCGCACAGCACAAAAACGAAAAAGCTTGGCAAAATTACGGTTTTTAGTTATTGTTTTGTTAAGTTGGGTTTTTTGTACCCAACAGCCAACAAGCCGCCTTTATGGCGGTTTTTTTGTGCCTGAAAAGTGGGCGCAGGACAAGTTGCAGCTTGTCCTGCGGTCAACCCATGCCAGAGCTATAGGCTGAACCTAAAGCCCACCCGCGATGCGCATCGCCGGGTTAGCTTACCCAGGCAAAAAAATAATAGCTATGTTCAAAACCACTAATATTCATGGCGCGCAACTCGTTTGCGCAGATTCTCTGCAATTTATCAAAACCATCCCTGATAACTCGGTCAATTTGATTGCAACAGACCCACCATACTTCGGCGTAAAGGCTAACGCATGGGATAACCAGTGGGATAGCGATGCTGACTTTTTGGGGTGGATTGATGAATTTTTGGCAGAATTTTGGCGGATATTGGCCCCTAATGGCAGCCTGTATATGTTTACCGGCTCTCGCCTTGCGTCAAAAATTGAATTATTAACTCGCGACCGTTTCAATGTTCTGAACCATATCATTTGGGCTAAACCCAGTGGTATGTGGCGCGGTTGTCATAAAGAAAGTTTAAGGGCTTATTTTCCTGCCACTGAAAGAATATTATTTGCAGAGCATTACGGCGCGTCAGGTTATGCTAAAGGTCAGTCAGGTTATGCTTCAAAATGTGCAGATTTAAGAAAAAATATTTTTTCTCCACTAATTGATGCTTTTTCGCTGGCTCGCCGTCAGTTAGATATATCAGCCGCAGACATTAATTCAGCAACAGGAAAGCAGATGTGTTCGCACTGGTTTTCTTATTCGCAGTGGCGGCTTCCATCATTAAGTGATTTTAATAAACTATGCGAATTATTTCGCAGGAAGGCAGATTCACTCGGTGTCCCGTGTCCATATCCTTTTAATGTTGATTATTCAGAACATGAAAAGCGTTATAGCGATCTGAAATTGCGTTATGAGGAAGTAAAGAAGCAGTATGATGATTTGAAGGCTCAGTATGAAAATTTGCGCCGCCCATTTCATGTTACTGCTGATGTACCTTATACCGATGTATGGGAGTTTCCTCCTGTGCAATATTATCCTGGCAAGCACCCATGTGAAAAACCTGCAGCGATGATGGAACATATTATAAAAAGTAGTTCCCGCCCCGGAGATATCGTTGCCGATTTCTTTATGGGATCAGGCTCTACTATTAAAGCCGCGCTGAAGTTAGGTCGTCAGGCAATCGGTATTGAGATTGAGGGTGAACGTTATCTTCAGACAGTTGATGAAGTGAAAAAGTTATTTGAGTAACTGAAGAATATATTCCCCTGCCGTTTTTGATGGGGTTATTTCTCGCCGTATAGTTTCCAAGCCGAAACCTCAGCAACTATTGCGAGGTAAGAGATATGAAGATGGATGAACGATACAGCAGCGCATCTTATGGTAGTGCTGGTCTTACTGCGTTCTTTGCCAGCCTGTCATTGCAGGATTGGGGCTTCATTATCGGTGTCGCGTTCAGCATTATCCTCGGTGTACTTACATACCGGCTCAATAAACGCGAGCAGATGAAGCGCACGAAGATATTGCAGGACATATTGGATAAAACTGATGCCAATAATATTTCCGCCACGGCGATGGTTATTGGTGAATTGGGAAAGAGAGCACCGAAGGAAATATGATGCAGTCATCATTACGCAAAGCTGTCGCAACTGCTATTGGTGGCGGGGCTATTGCCATAGCATCTGTGCTCATCTCTGGTCCGAGCGGCAACGATGGTCTGGAAGGTGTGAGACATAACCCCTACAAAGACATCGTTGGTGTATGGACTGTATGTTACGGGCATACAGGAAAAGACATTATGCTCGGTAAAACGTATACCGAAGCAGAATGCAAAGCTCTCCTGAATAAAGACCTTGCTACTGTCGCCAGACAAATTAACCCGTACATCAAAGTCGATATACCGGAAACAACGCGTGGTGCTCTTTACTCGTTCGTTTACAACGTGGGTGCAGGCAATTTCAGAACATCGACACTTCTTCGCAAAATCAACCAGGGCGATATCAAAGGTGCATGTGATCAACTACGTCGCTGGACATATGCTGGCGGTAAGCAATGGAAAGGGCTGATGACTCGCCGTGAGATTGAGCGTGAAGTCTGTTTGTGGGGGCAGCAATGAGCAGAGTAACCGCAATTATCTCCGCACTGGTTATCTGCATCATCGTCTGCCTGTCGTGGGCTGTTAATCATTACCGTGATAACGCCATCGCCTACAAAGAACAGCGTGATAAAAAAGTCAGTGAGCTGAAGCAGGCGACCGCCACCATCGCTGACATGCAGCAGCGTCAGCGTGATGTTGCTGCGCTCGATGCAAAATACACGAAGGAGTTGGCTGATGCGAAAGCTGAAAATGATGCTCTTCGGCGCAAGCTTGATAATGGTGGTCGGGTGCTCGTCAAAGGAAAATGCTCTGTGCCATCCTCAGCCGAAACCTCCAGCGCCTCCGGCATGGGCAATGATGCCACCGTCGAACTCTCTCCAGTTGCTGGACGAAACGTTCTCGGTATCCGGGACGGAATCATCAGAGACCAGACAGCACTGAGAACGCTTCAGGAATACATCAAGACGCAATGCCCGAATTAATCCCTCTGTATCAAAAACGAACTCAATTTGTTGGATAGTGAATGAAAATTTATATTGCCGGGCCAATGACTGGATATGAGAACTTTAATCGTGACGCCTTTAATAAAGAGGCAGATCGTTTGTCACGACATGGTCACTCTGTCTTGAATCCAGCCACTTTGCCTAATGGTCTGACACAACGTGAATACATGGATATTTGCTTTGCAATGCTTCGTTGTGCTGATGCTATTTTGATGCTTCCTGGCTGGAAAGCGTCTGCTGGAGCAACTGCTGAGTATCATTACGCATACAAGATGGAGATGCCGGTATTCACTACGCTGAATTACCCGCCAGCTTGTTCCTCTGTAGCATAAAAATCTCTTTGTTTCTCGTGTGCGACCGTGGTCGCACATTAAATACCGCGCTGCATCGTCGCCGTATTTCCGCATTAACCATGACCGTAGCCCGACGGGGAACTCCTCTGCGCGAGTGTGCGGAAATAATCAAAAACGATGCACACCGGGTTTTTACCGCGCTAATGATTCGCGGGTTTGTCCCTCATGCTCGCCAGTCCTGTGCGAGGGTGGAAGAAACAGGGCATGTATTCAGGAGCGTGCGACCGTGGTCGCACGGTATCTTTGTCAGGAGGTTTTGATGAAAGAGTTGCAAAAAATTAATTCAATAATGGAAAGATTAAGTGCTCTTGAGCGTAAGCTGGACGATTGTGGAAAGCTGTGTGTTGAAAAGCAAAATGAGCTTTACCGGGAATTTTTTACAATCGTAAGTGAGCTGATGCCAATTGTTAATAACTGCCTGATGACATCCAGATTTTTTAATGTCGATGCTACTACATCCAGAAAATTTTCTGTGAAAATTCAAGAAAGAGTTTCTGGTAGTGTGACAAGAGAGATGGCTGAACAGTTGGTGGCAATGAGCAATAAAACAAAAAGAAAAAAGGCATTGCTTGTAACAGCAAATCAGCTTTCAGGGCGCGTTGACTTTCAGGTCAGACAGGGTGGGCGTGTACTGGTAAATGATGCGTTCGTTGGACGTAGCTTTAGTCCTTACTCGATAAAATATGATGTTGATGCAGATGATCAGGATATCAGCATTTCCTGGAAATCTGAGACAGCAGGGATTGTATTAACAGCAGAGTTGTTGAGTGATGATAAAAATGATGTCCAGCATCATTTGGACGAAAAGAATCATATTTCTGAAATTTGTATGAAGCCACGCAGCATCACTAATTAAATAGTCCATTACAAAAGCCATTCGCTACTGAGTGGCTTTGATAATGGCTTATACCCTGCACGGGATAACTTAACTGATATCCCTTTTAACGGATAAAGGTATTCAAGCCTGACACATCATGCGCTGCATCGTCGCCGTATTTCCGCATTAACCATGACCGTAGCCCGACGGGGAATTCCTTCTGCGCGAGTGTGCGGAAATAATCAAAAACGATGCACACCGGGTTTTTACCGCGTTTATGGTGCGCGGTTTTGTCCCTCATAGTCGCCCGTCCGGTGCGATGGTGGAAGAAGCTGGATATTAATGCAAGTGATAATTATTCTCACCTTTGCGGGTCCTTTCCGGCGATCCGGCAGGCTACGGGGCGGAAGGCGCGCGGGTTTTCGCTATTTATGAAAATTTTCCGGTTTAAGGCGTTTCCGTTCTTCTTCTCCGTAACTTAATGTTTTTATTTAAAACACCCCCTGAAAAGAAAGGAAACGACAGGTGCTGAAAACAGGCCTTTTGGCCTCTGTCGTTTCCTTTCTCTGTTTTTGTCCGTGGAATGAACAATGGAAGTCAACAAAAAGCAGCTGGCTGAAATTTTCGGTGCGAGTATCCGTACCATTCAGAACTGGCAGGAGCAGGGAATGCCCGTTCTGCGAGGCGGTGGAAAGGGTAATGAGGTGCTTTATGACTCTGCCGCCGTCATAAAATGGTATGCCGAAAGGGATGCTGAAATTGAGAACGAAAAGCTGCGCCGGGAGGTTGAAGAATTACGGCTGGCCAGCGAGGCAGATCTTCACCCCGGAACACTTGAATTTGAGCGCCATCGCCTGACTCGTGCTCAGGCGACGGCGCAGGAACTGAAAAATGCCAAAGAATCGGCTGAAGTGGTGGAAACCGCATTCTGTACTTTCGTGCTGTCGCGTATAGCAAGGGAAATATCCAGTATTCTCGACGGTATTCCTCTGTCGGTGCAGCGACGTTTTCCTGAGCTGGATAACCGGCATATTGATTTCCTGAAACGGGATATCATCAAAGCCATGAACAAAGCAGCCGCGCTGGATGAACTGATACCGGGGTTGCTGAGTGAATATATCGAACAGTCAGGTTGACAGGCTGCGGCATTTTGTCCGCGCCGGGCTTCGTGCCCTGTTCAGGCCGGAGCCACAGACCGCCGTTGAATGGGCGGATGCCAATTACTATCTCCCGAAAGAATCCGCATACCAGGAAGGGCGCTGGGAAACACTGCCCTTTCAGCGGGCCATCATGAATGCGATGGGCAGCGACTACATCCGTGAGGTGAATGTGGTGAAGTCTGCCCGTGTCGGTTATTCCAAAATGCTGCTGGGTGTTTATGCCTACTTTATAGAGCATAAGCAGCGCAACACCCTTATCTGGTTGCCGACGGATGGTGATGCCGAGAACTTTATGAAAACCCACGTTGAGCCGACCATCCGCGATATTCCGTCGCTGCTGGCGCTGGCTCCGTGGTATGGCAAAAAGCACCGGGATAACACGCTCACTATGAAGCGTTTTTCCAATGGTCGTGGCTTCTGGTGCCTGGGCGGTAAAGCGGCAAAAAACTACCGTGAAAAGTCGGTGGATGTGGCGGGTTATGATGAACTTGCTGCCTTTGATGAGGATATTGAACAGGAAGGCTCTCCGACGTTCCTTGGCGACAAACGTATTGAAGGCTCGGTCTGGCCAAAGTCCATCCGTGGCTCCACGCCCAAAGTGAGAGGCACCTGCCAGATTGAGCGTGCAGCCAGTGAATCCCCGCATTTTATGCGTTTTCATGTTGCCTGCCCGCACTGCGGGGAGGAGCAGTACCTTAAATTTGGCGACAAAGAGACGCCGTTTGGCCTCAAATGGATGCCGGATGATCCCTCCAGCGTGTTTTATCTCTGTGAGCATAATGCCTGCGTCATCCGTCAGCAGGAGCTGGACTTTACTGATGCCCGTTATATCTGCGAAAAGACCGGGATCTGGACCCGTGATGGCATTCTCTGGTTTTCGTCATCCGGTGAAGAGATTGAGCCGCCGGACAGTGTGACCTTTCACATCTGGACGGCGTACAGCCCGTTCACCACCTGGGTGCAGATTGTCAAAGACTGGATGAAGACGAAAGGGGATACGGGAAAACGTAAAACCTTCGTGAACACCACGCTCGGTGAGACATGGGAAGCGAAAATTGGCGAACGTCCGGATGCTGAGGTGATGGCAGAGCGGAAAGAGCATTATTCAGCGCCCGTTCCTGACCGTGTGGCTTACCTGACCGCCGGTATCGACTCCCAGCTGGACCGCTACGAAATGCGCGTATGGGGATGGGGGCCGGGTGAGGAAAGCTGGCTGATTGACCGGCAGATTATTATGGGTCGCCACGACGATGAACAGACGCTGCTGCGTGTGGATGAGGCCATCAATAAAACCTATACCCGCCGGAATGGTGCAGAAATGTCGATATCCCGTATCTGCTGGGATACTGGCGGGATTGACCCGACCATTGTGTATGAACGCTCGAAAAAGCATGGGCTGTTCCGGGTGATCCCCATTAAAGGGGCATCCGTCTACGGTAAGCCGGTGGCCAGCATGCCACGTAAGCGAAACAAAAACGGGGTTTACCTTACCGAAATCGGTACGGATACCGCGAAAGAGCAGATTTATAACCGCTTCACACTGACGCCGGAAGGGGATGAACCGCTTCCCGGTGCCGTTCACTTCCCGAATAACCCGGATATTTTTGATCTGACCGAAGCGCAGCAGCTGACTGCTGAAGAGCAGGTCGAAAAATGGGTGGATGGCAGGAAAAAAATACTGTGGGACAGCAAAAAGCGACGCAATGAGGCACTCGACTGCTTCGTTTATGCGCTGGCGGCGCTGCGCATCAGTATTTCCCGCTGGCAGCTGGATCTCAGTGCGCTGCTGGCGAGCCTGCAGGAAGAGGATGGTGCAGCAACCAACAAGAAAACACTGGCAGATTACGCCCGTGCCTTATCCGGAGAGGATGAATGACGCGACAGGAAGAACTTGCCGCTGCCCGTGCGGCACTGCATGACCTGATGACAGGTAAACGGGTGGCAACAGTACAGAAAGACGGACGAAGGGTGGAGTTTACGGCCACTTCCGTGTCTGACCTGAAAAAATATATTGCAGAGCTGGAAGTGCAGACCGGCATGACACAGCGACGCAGGGGACCTGCAGGATTTTATGTATGAAAACGTCCACCATTCCCACCCTTCTGGGGCCGGACGGCATGACATCGCTGCGCGAATATGCCGGTTATCACGGCGGTGGCAGCGGATTTGGAGGGCAGTTGCGGGCGTGGAACCCACCGAGTGAAAGTGTGGATGCAGCCCTGCTGCCCAACTTTACCCGTGGCAATGC